CAGAAGGCGGCGGAGAATCGACTGGAAAGATTGTGGGAGGTAGCATCGGTGCCTCTGTTGCTACTACTGGTGTCGCCTCTATTCCTTATGTGGGTTGGGTGCTTGCTGGTGCTGCTACTATGGTCGGTATGGAGCAAGGTGGACAAATAGGAGGACAAATGGCAAGAGACTTTAAAGGGTGTTAGGATCTATGAGAAAAATTTTAAAATGGATTAGACGATGGATAAATATAAATGACCCATACCCCTGGAAAGATGAACAAGGTTAAAGAAGGATTCGATAAAGTAGTTGAATGGGATAAGAAATTAATTAAGAAGTGTCAAGATAAATTTGGATGGACAGACTATCAAGTAGTTGTCATTTCATTTGCTAAAGGATTTATCATTGGCGCAATTCTCTTATGACGCAATCACTTAGATGGGTATTCAGATTAATCTTTGTGGTGGTAGGATTTGAGTTAGCAATCGTTGCTGGAACTGTGGGAGGATGTCTGACTGTTAAGGAATGTGACAGTGATACAAAAGATGGTATTGAAAGAACAATGAATAGTCTTGCTACTAAAGCCTTTGCATTATATGCTGCTGAGAAAGCAGGTGTAGCAGGTGGTAAGAAGAAAGAGGGTGAAGAATGTCCCACTTGTGGATCATGACTCTTGCTGCAATTGATACCTCATGGAGTTCTATAAGGGTTGCGCTTATTATGATTCTTGGTGTAATATGGTTTTATCTTTTAAATGAACAATTAAGAAGTGGTGATGATTAATTTGTTAGCAGCAGCAAGTCTTGACTTGAATGAAGCATGGAATATGTCATGGGGTGAGGGAATACAATTCCTTATCGTATTGATTATACTTTATTGGATTAAGGTTCAAATAGATACAAGAGCAGGTCTTGGTAAGAAGAAGTCAAATCAACTTAAGAGAATTATTGTTGAAGCCATTAAGGAGGCAAATTGATGCATTGGCAAGATAGATTTAGTGAATGGTTAAGTTATCTTTTTCGATTCAATACAATAACTGAATCAGAACCAGATCCTTTTGTTGAAGGATTAAAAGAGAAAGGGTGTCACTACAATGAAGATGAAGATTGTTGGGAAAGAGTATGGGTGGTAGCAACTAAGAATGGATCAGAAAGATCAAGAGAAGTTTATAAACAAGGTGATGATGGGTGGAAAGTTATAATGTATGGGGATAAGGGTGATGTATTCTTTCAGCACGATGTCAATGGAACTGAATGATATAAATGTTCATAAGGTTTTGGATGAGATCCGCCCTTATATTGAAGCAGATGGTGGCATCTTAGAATATGTGGCCATAGATTATCTTGAGGAAGGTCCAATTGTTATGGTAAGAATGTTGGGTGCTTGTGCAGGATGTGCAATGAGTGCTCAGACAATGACAATGGGTATAGAGAAGTTGGTTAAAGAAAGATTTCCAGAAGTTCAGAGAGTTATATCGGTTTGATAACATGGTGCTGAAACACACATAATAATAGTTAATATTACCTATAAGTAAAATAAATATTAGGTGAAATTAAGCGAGCCCACGGCTTACAATCGTGTCTCATTATACAGTGTCCTACATGGACGAAACAAGGCATCATCAAAGCATCTGTGAATATGCAGAAGATGCTTTCGCCGCAAGAAATCAAGCAGTTCAAGACGTTCCATATTTACATTCTCATCCAAATAAGATAGACTGTATACAGAGTGAAGGGTCATTATTTTGTACAGTATTATGAAAACCTTTATACAGACTCTGTGGATTATGTTAATATCTGCAGCAGTTCTTTTCATGCCAAGGTTTGCATATGCAGCAGAAATCCAAATGGGTGTTGATGGTATGCTGGTTTTTGAACCTTGCGAATTAACAATTAGTGTTGGTGATACAGTTACGTTTATTAATAACGAACTACCACCACACAATGTAATGTTTGCTGATAATCCAGAATTATCACATGGAGATTTAATGTTTACTGGTGGTGAAAGTTTTGATGTTACCTTCGAGAAAGAAGGTGATTATAACTTCCAGTGCGATCCTCATGCTGGTGCTGGTATGAAAGGAGTTATTCACGTAACCTAATATGGAAGAAGTTGTCCAAAGTGTCAACATAATGATTGGTATATTATTAGGTGGTGTTTCTTGGTCAATTTACTATATACTTAGAATGGCACACCTTGAATCGATAGATGGAGAACCCACAGGTGGAAATAGCAGTCCTTCAAACGAAGGTTGATTCCTTAATTGAAAAACAAAAAGAACTTACTCAACGTGTCCGTGCGAATGAGAAGGTAGTAGCCGCTGTTACCCTATTGGGAACAGTGGTTCTTGCTGTAATTGGAGCAGGTTATTTTGCTCCTGAAGCAGAGGCACATCCCGGTCATCCATTTCCTACAGGTGAATGGATACAAAGGGTAAGAGATTACGAATCAGAAAAAACAAGAACTCCTATAGATGAGATGCTAAATAGTGCGATAGAGGATTTGGAGATCGATTATGGGAGCGATGACCCCACCGAGCAGGAAGTCTTGTTACAACTTCCGAGTAGTGAAAATAGACAGAGTAGTAGATGGGGACACGATAGATGTAACAATCGATCTTGGTTTCGATTTATACAAAAAAGAACGTGTGAGAGTCGCAGGGGTTGATACTCCTGAGAAACGCACAAGAGATCTTGAAGAAAAGGAGTTAGGTATAGATGCAACCAACTGGCTCAAGAAGGAACTGGAAGATGTTCTGGCTGGCGATGATGAGCTCATTGTTCGTACTGAGCTTCACGGCGGCATTGGGAAGTATGGTAGGCTTCTTGGGTGGTTATACGTGGGCGACGAAGAGTTGTCCCTCAACGAACAAATGATTACACAAGGGTATGCTTGGTCTTATGATGGTGGAACTAAGCAGAAAGACTTTGAACAATTACGTGAGATTCGTAGAGGACTAGGTACATTAATTGCAGGTTAATTATGAAAAAGTATTTAAATCAAACAACTGTTAATGTTATTGCTATAGTAAGTGCAGTAGCATGGGGTGCATGTCTTGTTGGAAATGTTCTTGATAAAGGACCTGATAAAGCAATGAGAGAACAGGTGTTGGCGAATCGACGATTAGATTATGACATTGCTCGTCTTAAGAACTGCGGTGAACTAAAGAGATTTGGAATTCAATATCATCCTGAATCACCAATGCATTTCTTATGTGCTGATGTAATTGTAGATATTCAAGGAGAATAATCAATGGAATTAGAACAAACGTTACCACAAGTAACCAAAACAGAAGTATCAGCACCACCAGCACCACCTGTAGAACCCAGTGGCGGATTCCCTTGGGGTGGAGTTGGTTATGGTATACTTATTGTTGCTCTGGTTGCAGTAGCCACTAAGATTCTTTCTGATTAGTGCCAATATTAGAACCTAAGTTTTTAAGTGGTGAGGAGAATGGTACTGGTTGGTCTAGTAGAGTTCCTTGGACTGACGAAGAAACCATTCTTCTTTGTTTAGATAATTGTGTAAATCTAGCTGGACTAGATAAGAATCAGGTAGAGCGTATTATTAAAGAGAGGACAGCACCTCCTAAAATTTTTCCCAATCGTTTGATAAGAGATTAATTATGAGACTCGGTATTATGTGTTCTGGAAATGGAACAAATTTTGAAAATATAGTTCACTCTTGTCCTGATCATGAAGTAGTTATCATGATCTATAATAAAAAGAAGTGTAAGGCAAAGAAACGAGCAGAGAGATTAAATATAAATTCTTGTTATAGTAAAGATGAAGATGAGATTATTAAACTCTTTGAGGCTTTTCAGGTTGATCTTATTGTAATGGCTGGGTGGATGAGGATTGTATCTAAAAAGTTTGTTGATGCATATCCAGGACAGATTATAAATCTTCATCCTTCTTTGTTACCTAAGTATAAGGGGTTACATGCAGTAGAACAGGCAATGCAAGCAGGTGAGACAGAAACAGGATGTTCTGTCCACTGGGTAACAGAAGAATTAGATTCTGGTGCAGTAATAAAACAACAGACAGTTCCTATTTTGCCAGGAGATACTGTTGATACTGTGACTAGAGCCATACAACAGGCAGAACATTATCTTTTACCGTTAGTTATTAATTCATTATGACTTACATGCACAATGGAATGAAATTAAAAAAGAAATTAAAGGATCCTAATGCAAAAGGTCCTTTGGATAAATTTGCACCCATCTTTGCTGCAGTAGGATTATCTTATGCTGTAATCAATGGTGGGTTTTCTCTTTTCGATTTTTTTACTAAGGGTGGAGCACAGAAAGCACAAGAG